AGTGAACAGTGTTGTTGTAGAATTTTTCTACGTAAGCAACTGTTGAGTCATCTAATGTGATCTGAACACAGAATTCACCGTATCCTGTAGCATTGTCGTTGGCCAATGTACCTGGAGCAACTGCTTTCAAAAGCATGATTGCTTCTGAAGAGTCTTCCATGTGGATCTTGAATTTTTTAGATCCTCTTTGGTTCACGATGTATGCTGTTGTGGAGTCAACTTTTGCTCCACCAAAAGTTCTGTAGGCCGTCACGGCGATTTTAGCAGATGTGTCTCCACCAAAACTTGCTACAAACTTGTCTTTTCTTATAGGTCTTCCCATTTTTTTTCTCCTTATAGGAGTCCAATGCCAGTTCTCCTGGCTACGCGGTTGTCATCCGCATAAGTCTTCTACTTGAGTAAAAGCACATTTGAACTAACTGTATTTATGGAATTTATAAATTTAAAAATATGCTTATAAAAAAGGGCGATGTCTCCACCGCCCTTGTTTTTTGATTATTGTGTAACTTCCGGTGTTGGTTGTCCAGACCAAACCGACCATGCGATGACAACAATGATCGCTATTGCTATCCATGTTTTTTTGTCTTTTAACAGTTCTTTCATTTTTCCACTCCTGTATTTGTTGTGTGGTGTAGTTGTATAGTCACACCACACAATGAGGTTTCGTATTACTAGATTGTTATATGATTTCTATAGTTTACTTTCTATTATAGATGTGATATAAAATCCAAACTGCCACCAATCCAATCAATCCTTGATCAGAGAAGCCTTGCAGTACGCCCTGGACGTTTCCTATTACAGAAACATTCGGCCAGAACGGAATACCTTGACCGTTGAAAAGGATTTCTAAAACAATTCCCAACGCGATCAAACTCACTCCCACGTCGGCAATTCCTTTTGCCCAATCCTTTATAGTCTTTAGATAATCCATATTGGACCTCCTTTGATTATAGATTCACCTAGGTGAACCTTGCAATTATTTAGAACACAAAATTATGAATAAAACTACCAGATTTGGTTTTGTGTTTGTATGGAGTGTATTTTTTTTCCGTTAAACACACAGAAAATGAAAATTAAGTCATAAAAAAAGGGCGACCGAAGCCGCCCTTTTCAAAATAGATAATCTTAAAGATTATGCAAATTTTAAGTTGCCTGAAGTAACAGCAATTTTACCTAGGTAGTCAGCCGCATTACCAAGAGATGATGCAGTGTTGTTTAATTCAACATAGCCATATCTTGTTAAGAAACCTACTACTGGTTCAAAAGTTGCTGGATCAAGTACAACGCCTGATGACATTAATGGAATGTATGGACAGTAGAACGCCGCCGCATCTGCCTCAGATGCACCTTTGTAACCTACTAATACATCAGCACTGTCGCCAGCGTATGCATTTGCATATACTCTCATCGCACCGTTTAAAGTTCCAACAAATTTAGTGTTTGTTGGTGCTTCGAACGTACCTTCAGTTGATCTTGCGAACGCTGAAGTTGTTGCAGATTGAAGAACAGTTAACGCAGTTGGTGATACCACCGCCCAGTTACCTGCACCTCTTCTTGTTCTTTGTGCAATGATGTTTGCTACTCTGTTGATTTGAACAGCCAAAGCCGCGTGTTCATCACCAACGAAAGTTGCAGTTCCAGAAACAGCCGCTTGGTCATAAGTTGCTAAAGCAGTACCTGCCAAAGTGTTTAATGATCCAATGATTTCTTGGTCGATCTCAGCAGTGATCTCTTGAGCTAACGCCGCCATGATTTCTGCTTCTACATCGATACCTTGCTGTGCCTGAGCGTCTTGAGCCGCTTCAAAAGTCCATCTTGCAGATAGTTTTCTTGATTTAGCCTCAACCGCTTGTTTTAAGATTTGGATAGATAATCTTTTACCAGCATTTCCTTCTAACGCCGCTGTTGAAGCCGCTTTAGTTGAACTGTTGTCTCCAGAATATGCTTCCGCAATCTTGAATGGAGATAATGCCTCTTCACCTGGAGTAGTTGTAGTTGTTCCAGAAGAACTGTCAGCATATCTGATTCTTAGTGTGTGGATCTGTCCAACCGGACCAGTCATCGGCTGTACACCAACGATTTCGTTAGCGATAACAGTCGGCATAACCCGTCTGATTACTGGAAGGATCACTCTGTTTAGAGTAGCAACGTTACCAGCCGATGTAGCACCCGCTGTTGCAGACTCAGACAAATATCTTTTTGTGTTTTCCAACACGATGTCCATAGTCTTTTTCTTGTTGCCTTCTAAACCTTCAGTTAGAGCTGATTTAGTTTCGCCCCATTTTGATTCAAATAATTCACTCATTTGTCTCGTTCCTTTTTAGTTTAGTTGTTAGTTTTCTGCAGACCCGCTAATACACGGATACTGCCTAGTTCTGCATCTTCTCGCTCTGATCTTGGAGCACCTGCTTTATCGCCAGAAGCCTCAGAAAGCATTTTCTTTGCTTTTGACACAGGAGCGTCTTCCATCACTGCTTGAAGATACTTGTCGTAAGCGGCTTTTAATTTGCCAGTTTCAGTTGATTCCAATAACTGACCCATTACTTCCGCTTTGTCTTTGCTCAAAGGTTTGAGCAACTCAGCCATCGTTGCCTTACGTTCCATCAAATCCTTAACTTGAGAAATTTCTCTCTCTTTGGATTCAATCACCGTTTTTGCCTCTTCGATGGATTTCTCAGCATCTTTCAGTTTCAAAGTAGTTTCATCTACAACTTTTAACAGTTTTGATGTTTCAGACTTCTCATTTAAGTAAGATGCCTGATACTCTGAAGCAAATGCTTCGAAAATTTGTTTACCAAAGTTAACCTGTCTTGCAGATGAGATGTCTTCTTTAAGTTGGCTAATTTCTTCACCTAACTTTTTAGTTACAGCATCTTCTACAACCTTAGCAGATTTTTTAATGAAAGATTCTTTTAACTTGGCCAGTTGAGCCTTTGCTTCTTTCACTAATTTCACTTTAGTTTCAACCACAGATTTCTTGTCTTCTGCAAATTCTTTGATCTCCTTAGCAAGTGCGTTTACAACGAACTCCTCTAATTTTGCAAAGTTTTCGCCAACAGATTTTCTGTCGTCGTGTAGTTCTTTAACTTCATTAGTAAGTTTGCTTAATACAAACTCTTCTAATTTTTTAGAATGAGCACCTACTGATTCTTTGTAAGTGATCTTTTCTTGAGCTAGTGCTTTTCTGTCTTCAACAAATTTGCTGATCTCTTCAGATAACTTTTCAGTCATCATCGTATCAATAGCCTCGACCATGTTACTTTTGTCGTGCTCGTATCTTTTAGCAAATTCTTCTCTCAGTTCAGCAGTTACTAGTTCTCTGTTTTCTTTTATTTTTGAATCCCACGCTTCTTCGATAGATTTTTTTGTATCTTCTCCAATAACGCCTGATTCAACTAGTTTTGATATTGCGTCGAACATTATTTTAGTCCTCTTATTATGTTGGTTAATGCCTCTGTAAGGGCTTTTTGTGCTTTTTTGTCGTTTCTAACTTCAGCCGCCAAACCCATTGCCATGTTTCCACCCTTTGTGTTCATTAGGTGTTCGTATATGGCAGTTGGATAAGCACCTGGTGCCGAAGGTTGAGCCACAACATCCACAGTGATGATCTCAAAGTCTGAAACTTCTCCACCGCCGTACTCAGAAATGTTACCACTTCCTCTCGACGATACTCCTAATTTCACACCCGATTCTAACATTGTTCGGACAAGTTGGCCCATTGGTGTTGGTAAAATTTTCATTTTACCGTATCCATTTGGTCCGTCCATCCACATCTCAGTGATCATGTGAGACACACGGTCCAAATTAATTTTTAAATCATCTGGATGATCCACTTCACCTAATACAGAGTATCCAGACGTGATTTGATCATTGAGTGTTTTCACTGCTTTTTGTATTTCATTCACAGGATAAACTCTTTGATTGGCATTTTTAATACCGCCTTGTATGCAGATTCCTTTCATGAAAAGGTCTTTTCCGTCCTTACCTTCATGAAGTACCTGAACTCTGGCTTGATCAAACGTTAGATTTTCTCTAAGGTATAATGATGACATCAGATCTTCTCCAAATTAATCAACAATTACTTAGAAGCAACTGGTGATTTCTTGTTATCAGCCTTGTCAGCAGTTTCCGCCTTAGGTGCCGCTTTCATTGCCGCTTTTTCTTTACCTGGCGTGTTTGCAACATCACCGATGATTTTTTCTGCAGTTGGAGCCGCTCCGCCTTTTTCTTCAGCAGAACCCTGTGCTATATTTTTAGCACCGTGTCCCATTTTTGTTCCTGCATCATTTACTGGTGATTTTTTGCCATCTGCTTTGTCAGTGTTATCAGCAGATTTTGGAATTTTGTATTCTTTTACAGTTTCCTTGTCCGCTTCTTTTGATTCAAAAGGAGTTTTTTCAGCCTCTACTGGAGCGTCTATTGACTCTTCTTCAGTTTCTTCTGACTCTTCACCTTTATCGCCTGACATCATTTTTTCAAATTCTGCTTTTAATTCGTCTAAAGCATCTTCTAAGTCTGCAACTCTTTCTTCAGTGTCACCTTCTGCTTCAGCGTCATCACCTGGCATTTCTTCATCACCTGGCATTTCTTCTTCGGCTTCCGGAGCAGATACATCTTTGATTAACTCGTCAGTTGCATCTCCGCCTACTTCTTCGATTGATTCTTCTTCAGTTTCTTCAGATTCGTCAGCAAGTTCAACTTCTTCGCCTTCTTCTACTGCTTCTTCTTTAGACTCTTCAGTTGCTTCTTCTACTGCTTCTTCTTTAGACTCTTCAGTTGCTTCTTCTACTGCTTCTTCTTTAGACTCTTCAGTTGCTTCTTCTACTGCTTCTTCAGTAGTTTCTGCTAATCCTTCGTAGATATCTCTAGATTTTTCTACAACGATTTCATGAAATAATGTTTCCGCTTTTTCATTTTCTTCGTTAATTAGCAATTCTAATAATTGTTCAAATTTATTTGACATTACACGTGCTCCTTTAAATGTATACGTTCGTTTAACTTATAAGTGTTGTATTTACATAAAAGAACCTAAAACGGCTATAGAATAGGCTCAAAAAGGCCCATATTTGTCTCAAAATAAGACTTTTTCGTGATTTTTATAATTTTATCTGTAGATCATACATTTTCAGGAAGTCCAACACATCAACTGTGCTGAAATTAGCATTGAATTCTAAGTCGTTTGGACGAAACCAGTTTGTCGGCACCACACGGTTGAACTTGACGTCTGGATAATCTATGAAAATTTTTTTAGTTTGATTCATCCAGTTGCCATAAAATGTTGCTTCGTCCTTGCTTTGTTTGTAATTACGGGTGTCTTTGAAAACATTGTTGAACTTAAAACTGGTTTTTCGTTGATCCCTCGAGTGACCTTGATAGTCAAACCCCAATATGTATATTTGTTTGTGTCCATGATCGCAGGCTAATTTCAATGCTGTGGGGCCTGATGACCATCCTAGGCTGGGTTTGAACCATTGCACATGATTGATTGCTGTTGGAACCTTGTCATACTGATGATTGTAGTTGCTCCAAACCGAATTGTTTTTGGGATAATCGGTTTCGCAAATCTCTAAAATCATTTTGGGATCTACAGCAACGAGATAATCCGGAGTTTCGGTCCTATAAACGGCATTACAGGCATAAACCTTTCCGTGTTTTTGTAAATCAGCAATTTTTATACCTTTACGGGATTCTCCGTTGCCTAATACAAATGCTGTTGTATTGCTCATATGTTACACACTTTATATATTATTACAAAGATATATTATCGTCGGCAGGTGGTTGACCATACATTTTTTGAACGAAAACTGCTTCTTCCTTCTGTTCTGCATCGTGTTGTTCAGAAGCAAGTCGCATTTTGTTAATTTGTCCTAGAGTTAATCTAGTCTTTCGTGTATCGTCGGTGTCTAAAATAGAAATATCGTCCTCAGCATTATAATTTTTTTGTTGCTCGAAGCCATTTTCTGTATGTTGAAAAAATTCATTCAATTTCATAACGATATTTATTTTAAACCTGTGTTCCTCCACCCGGAGTTTGTCCTGGTGGTGTTGGTGCTCCCGGTGTGGTTGTTTGTTGTCCTGGTTGTTCAGTGCCTGGTTCTGCTGTTGGTTCTTCTAGATTATCTAGATCCGCACTAACGTCGGCTTGTGAAACTCCTGCTGTTCTCATCTGTGTTGTCTTGGATTGTTTTTTCTGTGCCACATTATTTTCTTCTGCCCACAATGTTGCATTTTGCGCCATTTCTTCTTCGGTTAATCCTAGATATCTTTTGAGAGCAAATCTTTTTGACATATAAGGTAATTCTGCTACCTGAGTAAATGTTCCTACCCTGCTTTGATCCATCTCGGTTTGTCTGTATTGAGCAAAGTTTTGTGGTGGATTGAATTTGATTTCAAATGTGCTACCGTCTAATGTATAACCTTTGTTGTTGATCCAAATTTTAAACTCTTCATCCAATACCGGTGAGATTAAATTTTGTAATCTTTCACAGTATTTGTTGAATCTCAATTCTTGAATGTATGCTGTGCCCACTCTGCCGTCATTGTACTGTTGTGCACCGTCATCCGCTCCGGTTGGCAAATATGAACTTGGTATTCTTAATCCTCTATACAATTTATTTGTAAAGAATCTCAAATCGTCAATCTCGCCCAGGTTAGTACCGCCCGGTAATGTGTCCACTTTAGATCCTCGACCTTCCGCTGTTTGAGGGAAGAAGTAATCTTCGTTGATACTCATTGGGTTGTAAGTGGCATCTATAAAGTTAGCACCACCTGATGTTGATGGAATTCTTCTTTGATTGATTTCATTTTTAACTCTTTCAACAAACTGCATGGCCAAGTGTGTTGGCATATTGCCCACATCGATATAGAACACTCTTCGTTCTGGTGCTCTTTGCACTCTGTAAATGATAATTGCATCTTCCAATAACTCTTTCTGTTTGTAAACTTTGAATACCTGTTCTAGAACCGATTGTCCGAATGGGAATAGATTATCCATTCCATCACTCAATGTCAAGTGTACCACGTGTTCGGCATTGATGGCATATTGATTCATTGTTCTGTAGAATCTTCCTCCCGAAGCACCGCCTGTGCCCGATGCCATATTACCCGCGGCTTGTCCGGCAGTAGTAAAATTCTGATTGAATGCTCCTTGGTTGGTACCACCGTACAATTGATTTGGTGTGATCTGCGTGGCAGATAATTTTTGTAAATTTGGATTTATGTCTCTGATGATATATTGTTCTGGCAGTTTGCCTTCTGACTCGTTGACAATGATCCTGTCTACTTTTGCTGGATCGATATATAACAATTTATTGGTTTCTGGATCTCTGATAAAGAAACAATCTCCGTATTTTAAAACGTTCCTAAATAATTTGAAAATTCTTTTTCTGAATTGATTTGTTTTGACCCATTGTTGTAGTGCTTTTTTTAAAAGTTTAATTTCAGACTGTGTTATTTCATCTTTGAAAACTAAATCAAACGGTGTTTCGTTTTCGGTGTTGTCCTGTGTACAAAATTCTGCCAATATGTCTAGTGCCGCATTGATCTCAGAGTCGGTATCCATCTGATCGTATTGAAAGTATCTTTGAATTCTGTTAGGGTGTCCAGTGTAAACATCGGGCAGATAAGATGAATAATTTCTTTTTGCGAATTGTGGACTTCTATCACCTGCTATTGGTGAAAGGTTTGCGTCTTTAAAATATTTTTTCCAAGCCATATCAATATTATACTAGAGAACTGCCCAATTGATCAAGTTTTTTATTCGACCTCTCTGTATTTTTTTCTGTGTTTGCATTAATGCTTACTAGTCTACTTATTTGTTTTTCCACGTTTTTTTGTACTTCTAGAGTTGCCTGTGCAGTGGTATTAAACTTCGTCAATTCGGCTCTCATTATATTATTACCATCGGTCTCTGTGGCATATTGTTTTGCTTCCTGTGGATTTAACACAGTTTCTCCCTTGTGTACAGTTAATTTTGTTGTTTTTGGTTCGAATCTATAACCAGTTTCTCCCAATGTTCCAGTTAATCTTCCTTCACCGGTTTTGTTACCAGAAGCCGCGACAGCACCCAATCCAGCACCTGCCAATCCGCCCAACAATCCACCAATTGCCGCACCCGCCGGACCAAACAGCATACCAATTTGTGCTCCGGTTACAGCACCACCCAGTGCCGCTGTTCCTATGCCCAATGCCTTGCCTCCAGGAGTTTCGGATGATCCTGCCAATCCGGCACCACCTATTGCCGTGGCCGCTCCCAACCCGGCAACGCCTGCACGTCCGGCCACTCTGCCTACAGTGCCCATGCCAATTCCCATAGGACCTGCCATTCTAATACCAGCGGCAACTCCCAATGAAGTCGTTACAATTTGAGAGGCTTTGTCCATGAGCCATGAGCCAAATTGATGTGACACATATAAAAGTGCTTTGGTTCCGTTACTCAACTCACTTATGCCTGTGGCAAGCGATTTCATTCCCATATTCAATCCTGTTCCGGCTGGTCCTAATACATCGCCGATTGTGGCAAAGAAACCGGTTTCAATTGATTGGAATGATGATGATAATCTTTTCGAAGCATCTTGAAATTGTGATAATGATTTTGTTGTGGCATCGGCTTGAGCTCTCTGTTCATCGGTCACTGCTGATAAATCAAAAACCTTTGTTGCCAATGCGTTAATGCCTGGAAATAAATTATCAATGAATGAAACTTGTCCTGTTTCAGCAACACCTCTAAACATTTCTTGAGATTGTTTCGCTGACGATTGCATCAATGTCATTGCAGTTCCCATATCAATGCTACCGGAAATCAATTGTTTTACTATGCTGTCAATACCCGGCATAGACATTGCTAAATCTCTTGCCGCATCTGTTACAGGTACACCGGCGTTCGCGATCAAATCTTCTAATCCTGTTTTAAATGAAGGACTAATTTCTGAAATTCCGGCGGCGAATACTTGTAATCTTTGTCGAGTGTCTTCTGTTTGTCTTCCCAGGAAGGCGTTAAATCTTGCATTTGACAACTGTGCTTCTAGTTGTCTCGCCATGGCCGAACGTTGTTGTCCAGTTAACTTGGCCAGTTTGTCCATTTCCAAAGTTAAATTTGTTGCCGCTCTAACATTTTCTTCTGTGGCATTTTGATCAAAAATTCCTAATCTTCGTTGTAGAGTTATTGAGGTTAATAAATTTTCATTTAACTCGTCCACAGTGAGACCCAACGGCATCAATTGTTCCACTGACGTCTGTCTGAATGCTTCACTTAATCTAGCAAATCCTCTGGCTCCCAGAGTTGTGCTTCCGTAGAGTGATGCTAAATTTTCCGAATTTGATTTGATCAAATTAACAAAGTCGCTGATCGGTAATCCAGCCGATGCGGCAGTTTCTCTTAACTCGATTAAACTTTTGTTAAAAGTTGCTCCAGTATTTGCAAGAGTTCTGTAATTGTCAATGTTTGATTCGAGTCGAGCACCGATGTCTGCGATAAATCCGCCAATCGGTCCTAATCCTTTAAAACTTTCTGTAAAGTCTGAAATTTTACCGGATCCGGTTGAAGCGGCATCACCGAGTTTTCCTAAAACACCTCTGGTAGTTTTTGCTCGATCGGCAAATCGTTGTGCTTGTATTGTACTTGCACCTGTGGATTTTGCCAATTGAAAGAATCTCTCGTCAAGGTCTTGTGATGCCTTGATGGTTTTTTCTTGTGCATCTGTTAATTCATTTAAGATCTTTATTGAATCCGATTCTGCTTTTGCAGAAAGTTTTGCTGATTTAATTAGATTAGTATACTCTTGGTTTAATCTTCTTAATTCTGTGCTCGAGGACGCTTTGGCCAGTGCTTTAGCCAATGCTGTAACAGATGAAGCAGTGACACCGGTATTTTTACCAGATTTGTCCTGTTTTACCTTGTTAATAAGGTCTTGTATCTCGTTTAAAATGTCATCAGCCATGCTTTAAAAACCGCCATAATGTGCCCAGATAAATATAGACACACTTGTTATTATAGTGTATATTTATAGAATAAAAAATGACAGAAAATTTGAACCCATTACAAAAGTACTACAGGCAACCGGCTATCAGTATCAAGTTACCCAGTGGTGAAAAATACTACAAAAGCGATGTGGTTGCTAAAACCACAACAGGAGAACACCCTGTATTGCCAATGACAGCCATGGATGAATTGGCATTTAGAACACCTGATGCCATGATGAACGGACAAGCAACGGTTGATGTTATCAAAAGTTGTATACCAACAATACTTGATCCATGGAGACTTGTGAATTACGACATTGACACAGTGTTGGTCGGAATCAGGATTGCAAGTTTTGGGGAAACAATGGAAGTCACGAGTGTTGCTCCGGTAACAAATGACTCCATCAAGCACGAGATCAGATTACCGGATGTGTTGGACAGGATTCAGCAACAAAAGATCAACGACACTTTCACAACATCGGATGGACTTGTGATTGAAATCAAACCCTTGACATACAAGGAAATGACCGATGCACAATTAAAAACATTCGAACAACAAAGATTATACACGCAGATCAATGCCAGCGAATTGCCTGCAGAAGAAAAAACAAAAAGGTTCACAGAAAGTTTTAAAAAATTAAATGAACTAAATTCAACACTATTAATCAATAACATAAACTCTATAAAGTTACCAGATGGCCAATCGGTGTCAGATCCCATACAAATAAAAAGTTTTGTAGAAAATGCAGGTGCGAAAAAAATCAAGGAAATTGAAAATGCACTGATTGAGATGAGATCACAAGGTGCGGTGAAACCGTTCACAGTGAAATCCGATGAAGAGCAAATCAAAAAAGGTGCACCTATATCTTACGAAGTACCATTGACATTTGATAACTCAAATTTTTTCGTATAAAGTTACTGTCACTCGAGGAATCTGATATTATAAAATATCTCAAAGATTTGGAAAATGAAGGTAAAACTGTAAAACAGGAATTATTCAAGATCTGTTGGTTCATGCGAGGAGGAGTAACTTACCAAGAAGCACTGCACATGAGCAACGAAGAGCGAGGAATAATCAGTGATATCATCAAAGATAATTTGGAAACTACCAAAAAAACCGGACAACCGTTCTTTTAAAATTGAAAAAAATATAGTATAATATAATGGATGCAAGGGAACAGTATAATTAAACATATGTCGGAACGCGAACTAGTTCGAGAACTTAAAGAGACAATAAAAGATCTAAGTAAAGACCGCGATATCGCAGAGTCTTCTCTCAAACAAAAAGAATCACGAATCAAGCAGGTGTTGATTAAACTGGAACACGCAACCAGCGACGTGCAAAGTCTAGGACACAAAATTGGTCAACAGAACAAGGAGATATCCAATCTCCAAATCAAACTGGAAACCAAAGAACGTTTACTAAACGAAGCACTGGAAAAAATAAGAGAGTTCAAAAATGAATCAACCGAGGACGACACCCAAGATCAACCCGACGTCGAACAAGAACAACAAGACCAGGAACAACAAGAACAAGAGTGATCCACGCAAAGACGTGCTACATTGGATCAAGGAGTTCGTGGAGGTGCCACACCCGGTGTTCGCAGATCTGCCTCCTTGTCCGTATGCCAGACAGGCCCGCCTCAAAGGCAAGGTCGAGTTTGTTGAATTGCTGTCAGACCAATCCGATTCACACATACACGATCTGATCGACAAGTTTGACACAGATAAAAAAGATGTGCTGATAATCATAGCCGACCCCAAACGTTGGACCGGAAGACAAACCAAACAACTGGGAGTCAAGTTGAACAGCATTTATAAAAAACGAGATTTGGTCATAATGGAAGATCATCCCGACATTGTTGAAAAAGTAAAAAATATCAAACTCAACAACGGAAAATATATCTTACTGTTGGTTCAGAGCAGGACCAAGTTAAAAAAGTTTGAGGACAAGTTGCGTCAGACCGAGTACTACAAAAATTGGTCTAAGAGTCATCTCGAATCAGTGACGGGAGCATGGCGACATCCTTTAAAGCCTCGATCCTAGAATCTCTCTTGCATAGACTCCTGTATAGTTTTTTGTCCTTGCTCCATTCGGTACCCGTCCACCATTCGAATCCACGATAGTTCGATTTATACACGGAACTGGCTTCGTACCCGGATCCCATGTAAAAATAAGAAACATGGTGTTCACTGGCCCAGAGTATTTCCATGTCCAGGGTGATCAATGATATGGGCACAGTGTTGGCGTGTATCACGGATTCCAACCCAGCGAGATCCAACAGATCGTCACCCAATTGGGCAATGTAGTTGTCCTCTTGATATCGATATCTTTTCTGTTTGGTGAATCCCACGATGTTGTCCGCTGTACCGATGTAGAACAACATGAATTGATCCCGTTTGTTATAGTGGAGGAAAGGATCGTAATCCTGCGTAAATTTTTTTCTGGTCATGTATTGTTTATAGATGTGTGGCAGACCCAACAGTTTCACCATCTCGCTGGCATCGATTATTTTGATCTCTATGGGTTGTCCTTGCCATTCGTGCTTTTTGTACCTAGGTTTGTATTCATCCAGGTTTATGCGTGTGCTACGTGATTGATAAAAAACTTCCTGTTTTTTGATCGGGTGATCCAATGCCAGCCAACCCTCGCACAGTGCTTCAACTTCTTCGGTGTCATCAACGATTGCCATGGGACGACACAGCACTAGGTCAGTGTGTTCTTGTTTTCCCAGTGTGTGATCGAACAATAGTTGCATATTGTTACTTAACTTCATTACAAAGATGGCTTACAGCCATCTGAAACTTCGCTTACGCTCGTTTCTTTTTTTTAATTTACGCTTTACGCAGTAGTTACATTTGCGGAATGACGCATTTATGCGTCCCCTGTGGTAGATGAGCAGTCACAATTCGGCTATTTCTAGCCGAACCGACTTGAACCCTGTGGTGAGTTCGCAGTCACTATACATCGCTACCGTAGTTGGGCGGTTGTGCTGTACCCATTTGCTCATTCATTACAACGCGAGCCTACCAAACCCTTGCATAATAGTTTTTGGTAAACCTGGGGTTTAACTTTTTCTAAGAGCCCCATCATTTTTTGCCGTTTGCATCAAAGGATTCACCTGTCGCTTGTTAGCCGCATTTCCTTGCTCACTGGTTGCGATGCTATGTTTGCCTAAATATTTTTTTGATTTTGCCTGTCGGATAGATACTGTTGCCTATCACTACTATATAACAATCAAATAAAATTCGGTGAACAGTATTGAGTTTAAATACCATCATGCAGTGGATGTTTGAAGGAAAACCGGTCGATGAATTACCAAACGATTGTGTTGGATTTGTGTACGAGATAACAAATACAACCAATGGTAAGAAATATATTGGCAAAAAATTAGCAAAATTTAAAAGATCTAGACCTCCGTTAAAAGGCAGAAAAAATAAAAGAAGATTCAAGGTAGATTCCGATTGGAGAGATTATTACGGTTCCAGTGATGCATTGCTGGAAGACATACAAAAAATAGGAAACGATAAATTCACCAGGGAGATATTATTTTATTGCAAGAACAAAGGTGAACTATCTTACGTGGAAGCCAGAGAACAGTTTGCTCGAAAGGTGCTGGAGTCTGATGATTATTATAACGGACACATCAGAGTGAGAGTACACGGAAGCATGATAAGAAAAAAATAGAAATGGAACTGATATTTTTATTTGCCGGAATATTTTTTGGATTGATAATTGGCATAATACCGGCCGCGGGAGCCACCACAGGGTTGATAGCACTGTTTGGTGTGATGCCTTATTTTGTATCCGATCCCTACCTGGGCGTGATATTCTGTGTGGCAGTTGTGGCATCCTCGACAACAGGTGATTCTTTCAGCGGTGTGCTGTTGGGCATACCCGGTGCCAATTCGGCGGCCGCAACCATGGTGGATGGATTCCCCATGGCAAGAAACGGCGAAGCATCACGAGCCCTAAGTGCCGCAATCACATCCAGCACCCTAAACGGATTGATATTTGGTTCTCTCACATTTTTATTTTTGCCTTACTATACCAACATTGTGATGTACATGGGAATACCGGAATTATGGGCGTTGGTGGTTTTGGCTTTTGTCACGGTGGGTTTTTTATCGACCAAGAATTACATCAGAAGCATACTAGCCATAATATTAGGTGTCGTGATAGGCCTGGCGGGAGTGGATGCCAACAATGTGCCACGTTTCACAATGGGCTGGAGATACCTTGAGGATGGAGTACAGATACTGCCGTTCGTGGCAGGACTTTTTGCCATACCAGAATTATGGGAAGGCTGGCGTAAAAGAAAACAGACAGTAGATGCCGCGGCATTGAAAGGCAGTTGGTCAGGAATTTTACAAGGGATAAAAGACACTTTACATTGCTGGAAAGATAGCATACGCGGAGGAGCCATAGGTTCGTTCATAGGACTACTGCCCGGACTGGGCGGAGCAATGGCAGATTGGTTGAGTTATGGTGCCACGGTTGCTTCAAATCCAAACGAAAAATTTGGAAATGGAAATGTGAGAGGAGTGATAGGAGCCGAGGGAGCCAACAATGCACAGAAGGCCTCGTCCTTTATTCCCACTGTGTTGTTTGGCATACCGGGAGCACCTTTTGCCGCCATCCTGATGGGATTATTTCTGTACATAGGAATAGATCTGGGATCACCAGACACGTTCTATGATACTCAACTATTTGATAGTATGACATTTGGCTTCCTGGCAGGAACGATCATCACTGCTTTTATCTGTTATGGATTGGCTTATTTCGCAGGATATATAACAAAATTACCATACATCTATTATTTTCCTTTCATAATAGCAATCATTGTCTGGGCAACCATGCAGTACACCGGCGGTTGGGAAGATCTTGCCACTTTGGTAATTTTTTCTGCCTTGGGAATAGGATGTAAATATATGAAAATAAGCAGACCGGCGTTATTGATTGGTTATCTTTTAAGTGATAGAATTTATAACTTGTCCTATCAATTGATATCATTACATTCGGTAGATGAAATTTTTCAAAGACCGGTCTTTATTTTTATAATACTCTGTGTTATAATGATAACATGGGCGGGAATAACAAGAAAAAACAGGATAGATTATGCTTAAAAAAAGAATGATAAAAAGTGCCATACTAGTTGGCATACTTGTGGTGGGAGTGATGTTTGGAAAAATTGCAAAAGCAGATTACAATTTAATCGTGCCACAAAAACCATCTGGTGGAACTTCTGTGTGGGCACAGATAGTTGTGGCCGAATGGGAGAAACACTTGGGTGAGAAGATCAATCTCATCTACAAACCAGGTGCCAGAGACCAATTGGGTCCAAACGAATTTCAAAACACATTAAGATTTGATGATAAAACAATATTGGTATCTCATGGAGGTAACGGTATATCATATCTAATGGAACCGGTCGATTACAATTATTTTGATTGGGAATCGATTGGACAGATGAACTTGAACATCATCGTTGGTGCAAGAGACAAAGCAGATACCAAGAACGGACCTATACAGTTTCCATCAGGATCTGGAATGACTCCAGAGATTATGGCAATTGTCATGTTGCTCGCAGGACCAGATGGTGACCCAATCAAAACATTCGAAGACAAGATTGTTTGGGTGAAAGGCATGAAAGGTTCGGAGAGAAGACTAGCATTCATTAGAGGTGACTTGAACGCAACCAGGGAAAACCCTGCCGCATACAAGAAACATGTGATGCCAGTTATCAAGAAGGGTGATGCATACACGTGGTTCCATCATGGACTGTTGAATGTCAAGACAGGAAACCACGACAAGGATCCCAACTTCACAGAGCCAACGTTTGAAGAACTGTTTGAATCTATGTACGGTGTTGCACCAAGTGGTGACTTCTACGATGCATACAAACTGGTCAAGAGTTGGAGAGATGCATTACAGAAAGCATTTTGGGTGAACAAGGGCAATCCAAACAGAGCGAAACTTGTTGCCGCTTTGGACCGGATGATCAAAGACCCAGCGTCAGTTGCCGCTATCGAAAAGAAAGTGGGCAAGTACGAATGGAGAACAGGTGCAGAGGGTGATGCCGCAGTTAGGACACTGAAGTCATTCATCACACCAGGTGCATTGAAAACATTGACCGATTTTGGAAAAAATCAGTTGGGATATAACACAGTCTATAAGGAACAACTAACCAAATAACAATGTACATATTGTTCACAGGGGCACCGGGATCGAAATGGAGTAGTGTTGTCAAGAATATCTACTGGAGTGATGACATTGATCACACTGATTATTCAGAGGCTAGGACCTACCACCATGATGCCGATACCCCTGGACGCAGTCACCTAATGCACATTGGAGCCTACTGGGATCCGGGCATGGAGTTTGGCGTGGACGATTGGGACGGACCGTTCTCTGGCACAGGCAAGAGGATAGTGAAAGCACACACGTTCGCACACCGATTGGACCAGCTCAAGGCCAAAGGACATCCAATAGTGATGGTGTACAGGAACGACCACGAGTGTCTGGAGTGGTGGAAACTGTGTGGAGAGTTCAACATCACGTACCCCAACTACCAACACTTCGAGAACCTGGACAAGATGTGGGAACACATACAGGCAGAGAACCGGGACACGATGCAGTTCATCAAGGACAACAAGGACAGAATCACAAAGCCAAAGGACAACGTGGACCTTTGCAGGCTGTTAGGAATAAGTTTCCCAGACAACAAAGGAAGGATACATAATTACGAACACAAGGGAATCGAGGTATATGTCTACAAGTAATTGGGAAGACGCAAAAGCAAGAAGCAACTATCACTTCAACAAGTGGCACCGGGACACAGACTGCGTACAACATCTAGGTAAATTCACTGGCGGTTGGCAAACAGAAATACAATCGGTGATCGATGATGCCAAACCATTGAATTGGGCCAATCGTAGGGAAGGCACAGGTAGACCAGATGGTGATGTACAAGCAGAAGAAAATGATTTAATAAAAGCAGGTGCAGATCCCAAAATGACCATATACAGAGGTTTAAAAGATTTTTCAAAATGCCCCACGCTACAAAGAATGACCGATTTCTTTTGTTTGGAACCGGTAAAATCTAAGTTACACATACAATTTACTGGTGAGGTATTGAATATGCACATAGACAAATTATATGATTTAGATGCTGATCCAAATAATGTTATACGTATAATGGTGATGTTGCAGGATTGGGAACCCGGTCAGTTCCTGATGTATGGTAACCAGCAGTTTGACAGATGGAGATCCGGTGATATACACACGTTCGATTGGCAAAACTTACCACACGCCACAGCAAACGCCAGCAACAAGCCAAGACCCATGTTGGTCATCACGGGTGTAAAAAGTGACAAAACAAATAATCTTTTACAGAAGGAAATTAAAAAAAGGATATGAACGAAATGGAAACAAGTTATTTTCGTGATAATTGGAAACCCAATTATTCAAAATTTAAATATTCAGGATGGGCGTTATTGGATAAAATTAATAAAACTGATCAGATATTAGATATAGGTTGTGGTTATAATTTATTCAAAGAAAAATTAGGTGATAGATTATATGGTATAGATCCTGCCAACGACAATGCAGATGAGGTTGTAAGTTGGGAAGATTATGAGCCACATAAAAAGTTTAACGTATATTTTGCTCTCGGAAGTTTAAATTTTGGAACAGAACAAGAAGTGGAATTTCAAATAGCCAAGTTATCAAGAATAACCAATACCGGTGATAGAATATACTGGAGACAGAATCCAGGTACGGGAGATCATCCATGGAAAGGGGTTGAATCTGTGAGATTTTATCCGTGGTCGATTGATAAAAATATAGAATGGTGCGACAAGTATAACTTTACACTGAAAGAAATTTTGGAAGACAGTGGTAATAGATTATACGCCGAGTGGATCAAAAAATAATCAAAAATACAGAAATAAAAAAAGCCCATGTACTTTTAAAATACATGGGCTCTTTGTTGTTATAACAAAAAAGAAGAAGTAATATTATTCAGCGGCAGGAGCCGATGCGGCTTTTTCTGCGTTCTTAGTTTCTTGAATTTCTTTTCTTCTTGCTTTAATTAATTTGCCAAGTTCAGCAAGTGCTTTTCTGGCTCTTGTTGCTGATGCCTTAACACCTTTTTCCGTGAATTTTGAATTCTCTTCGGAATAAGTTTGAATTGCTGTCATTATTGACTCGTGTGTTGCTGACATTTGTTCTCCTTTGTATTGTGTTAATTAATTAACTATATTCGTATTGTACGACGCTATTTGTGGTTTAGTCAACCTAAATAATAACTTCAACATCGTTGGCATAATTGGTAAAACCGTTTTCTTTTACCACTTTTAACACAGAGTTTACTCTGCTCACCAACTCGTCCTTGTGTGATATCAAGAATATATTTTTTTGTTGTTTACGAGCCATGTCCTTCAAAACTGCCATGGCAGATTCCACACCCGATGTGTCCATTCCTGCATCAACAAGTTCGTCAATAAACAGTAAGTTGATCTGTTGATAAAGACTTTCCCACACATCTCTGAATGCCCAACTCAACGAAAGTATCAATCTGTTACGTTCACCTCGACTCAAATTATCAAAATCCAGTTCTCTGCCCAGTTCTTCAATTTGCACAGTTAAATCTGATTGGAAAGTCACTGTGTGAGGTAATTTAACTTGTGACAAGTACCATGCCAGACGTTGATTTAGATATGTTAAGTTTTGTTCGATAATTCGTGTTCGAATGAACGAATCTTTTGCAGTAAGTAGTTTGTATAAAAAATCTTGATGTTTTAACAAATCTTCTAGTTCGTTGACTTTAGTATAATCAACTTTTTGTAATGCGGATTTAGTCAGTTCTTCGATTTGTTCTTGATATGGATTTTCTTTGTTTTCTGTTTGTTCTAGTTGTCTTTTTAGGTCTGCCAGTGATCCTTTATGATTATAGGCGTCATCGATGGTATCATAATAAGTGTCGGGTAAAATACCAATATCTCCAATTGCTGAAATGTTTTTATTAATTGCATCTAAATCACTAGTTAATTTTGTTTCGTCTTTTTGTAACTCGTCAAGATCATTTTCCAGTTTTGATAACAACTGTTGATGTTTTTCATCATGTAAAGTCTGTTCACAAGTGGGACACTTGGCTTCTTTGGCATATTCAATATCTTTCTGTTTCAACCCAATTTGTCTGACTGTTTTAGTCAAACTGTCTTCGTGGTATGCTTTCTCTTTTTCCAAACTTCTTAATGCTTTTGAATTTTCTTCGTGTTTTTGTATTTGTTTGTGTAAATCTAGTTCTTTTTCAATATCTACCTTTTCTAGATCGCTAATGGCAAATTTAAATTTTTTAATATCGTCTTTTTGTTGAGTTTCCCACGCAGAGTTTCTTAATTTTAAATTTTTAATTGATTCGTTAATTTTTTCATTTGAACTGACAATCGAATCTAATTTAAATTTTTCTGTTGTTGCGTCATCTTTGGTTGCCTTCATTTGTGCTTTAAGCAAGTCTGCTTTCTCTGAAAGTATTGTTATACCCAAAAGTTGTTCAATAATTTCTCTTTGTTCTGCTTGTTTTGTTGCCAAGAAGGGTTGTGAATATGTGTTTAATGCCATGATATTTTTAAACATAGCATGAGTCATGCCGATCAATTTGTTTATTTCATGTTGCGTTTCTCTGTTTTCACCTTGTGCTTCGTTTGACTCTTGTTCTATGTCGTTGGCGTAGAACCTAAGCACTTGAGGTTTTCTCCCCCTCTCAATTTTATATTTGATACCATTCTTTTCAAATTCAACACCGACCACCATGTCTTTGTTGTTGGTCTTATTAACTAGATTATCTTTTCTTATATTTGTCAGTGCTTCACCAAAAAATGCGTAACTTATGGCATTGATTATAGTTGTTTTACCTGTTCCGTTTCTTGCACCAGCATCGTCACCTCCAAGATCCATGTTTTCACCAATCACTAAAACAAGATTTTTACCTTGGAAGTTAATGGCCTGTGCTTGATTACCAACAGAAAGAAAATTCTTCACAGTTAATGTTTTAATAGTTAGCATCTATTTTTTTTCCTGTTGTTTCCTCCAACGCCAATAACCAGCAATCCATTCCTTTTGCGTGGGTTTACGATACAAGAAATCGTTGATTATATTAATTTCTTTGGGTTCGGATTTTAAAATCTGCATAAGTTTTTTCTTTGTTATTTTTTTAGTTGTTGACATCTAGATTGTTGTATATGGCCATTAGTATTTGTTTATCGTATGTTTTTGAATCTACGCTCTCCAGTTGTTTGATCACGATTTGATCAACCGAATCAAACTTTTCAATGTGTACTGTTGGTTGATCAACAGTGTCTAGTTGTTCCGGTATCAATTGTAATTCTCTCAATTTATATTTCTCTAAAAATGTTTCTCTAATGAAATTTGCTTCTTCGTAAGAAATTTTTATATCCAAACCAACACGCACATACATTTTTTCCTTCAATAATGCATCTGCGTTCTCTAATAGTTGTGAAATTTTATAATGACGATAAACAGGCATATTTGGCCAGTTTATGTATTGTGGTTTTCCGCCGTGTTCCAATATCATCATTCCTCTTTCGTCATCGCCGGCATCTGCATAGTTGTGAGGAAAAGCATTACCGATATAATGTATATTGTTTCTAACCTGTCTTTTATGAAAATGACCTGAAAAAACAAATTGCTGATGAACAAAGTCTTCTGCTTTAATTCCTCCAACGTCGGGCATATCGACCATGGCATTCATTTTAAAATAAGGAATTTCAAAATGACCAAATATATATTTTTGTTTCATATTTGGAATTTTTAGATACTCTTCCGGTTCTAACCATGGAATGATTGCTACATCGTCGTTTTCGATCCAACTGTTTACTAGATGTACGTTGGGAATATTTCTTGCGAACTCCATGGAGTTGATTTCTCTTTTTTCCCTATAGAATAAATCATGGTTGCCCATGATCACATACACTTTTTCAAATGCCTTACCCAATCGCTCGATGTTAGAAACAGTATAATTCATGGTACTAACATTGGTAGAACTTCTATGATGATGCCAATCACCCAAGAAGATACAAGTTTCGCAGTTGTTTTCTTTTGCTGTTTTTATAAACCAATGGATGAATTCTTCACAGTCGTCGTTGTGTATTCTGGAATTTCCTTTAAGGCCAAAGTGTATGTCCGTAAAACAGGCCACTTTTTTAAATGTTGTCATGTGTTACTTTCTTACTTTTTCAAAATCTTTCGCAGTCAGTGTACCCGACTTTTTCATTTTCTTGTTTAGTTCAGCAATTGCTTTTTTAGTATACACTGTTACCGGAGAAGATTCAACTGTTCTTTCTACCTTATCTCCGTTGATGGTCATGTAATAACTTTTCTTTATTTTCTTTTTCTTTAAAGCATTTTCTCTGTCTTCTCTCTCGGATTTTGCAATTTCTTCGTTTTTTGATTGTCTAGTATAACTAGGCATCAAGTTATTCAGTTCCATTATGTCATCTCGAATATTTTGATTTTTTTTCTCGATGTTTAATATACGAGTGAATGAGTTTGTTATGGCCGCGGTGTAATAAGCAAAAGGATTGTCTGATTTGGACTCGTCGAATTGTAATCCTATCTGTGATAGTTGCATCAATGCCTGTGACTGCATCTCATCATTGTAAGTGTAACCTCTCCAGTTGCTTCTTGTACCATATCTTTCACACAGTTTCATGTACATCAAAGCCAACTTGTTGGTCATTTTTCCATGATCTATTGAAAACTGTCCGTTAATCATTCCGCCAGTCCAGTGACTTTTGCCAACACATTTTGGTTTGCCCTTTTCGTCGATCCTGTAGTGTTGAAAAGGTGGAAAATTAATTTTCGTATGACTATCTGCCACGGTCTTTGGGTTCTTTTTTCTTTGCAAGTCTTCGGGTATGTGTTCAAAGGTCATCACACGAAAAACAATATCTGTCTTGGAAATTTTTCTAGGAGAAACTTCAAAGTCACTCATCTTAATTCTCTTGTTTCCACCAGACTTGGCCTGTTCCCAGGCTTCCTGTGTCAGTCTTTTTGCTTTGGCCTTACGGGCCTTTGCGATGTTGGCACCGTTGATTTTTTTGATGTCAGGCACGATTATATCGTAGTTGCTATCATCGGGGGACACATACGAACAGTAACTATTTTTGCTCTTGTGTATCTCACTCAACAGATCTTTGTTGTTCAGGTAGTTTACTCTTTTAACCACTAAATTCTCCTAACTAATTAATTAACGTAAATTGATGTAAAACCTTGCCGTATGTGAATAATATGCGCCTATTAAAATGCCTATAAATATTGTTTAGTATACAAGAAATTTAAAGGAAGAGCAACCAAATAAAATGGCCGGAATTATAGAAACAGGTAAAAAAATAGGCACCACTATTTTCAATAAAACTCTAGGTAGACTGACCGGTGCAGGATTACCTGCAGGAGCAGAAGCCAATAATAAATTGAGATCTAATGCTTCGTGGTCGGTAAGAGACAAAGCGGCAGATCAGCGTATTAAGGTAATTTTACCTCCCGGCAGTATCATATATGAAAAATTTTTCGGAGTACCGCAACAAAATGCAATACAGGTAGATCCGGGTGACCCGGCCGGATCCTTTAATGCATCGACAAATAATATTTTGGCACCTTTGGCAAATGAAGGAGGAGTTATTTTTCCTTTAACACCGTCTGTGATTATCAGTCATACAGCAAATTATAATCCAATGACAGCCACTCATAGCAATTATCCTTTTTACGCATATCAAAACAGCGAGTTACCAAGTTTTACCTTGGTTGGCGAATTTCCGGTACAGAACCAAACAGACGCTCAGTATTGGATAGCCATGCTACATTTCTTCAGGTCAGCGACAAAAATGTTTTTTGGAGACAGTGTTGATGACACAGGAAAAACAGACGGAATGAGAGGAAATCCTCCGCCAATATTACAATTGAATGGATATGGAAATTATGTCTTCAACAAAGTACCTGTTGTAGTCACAAACTTTACCGTCGATCTAAGGAACGATGTTGATTATATTTGTACAGAACAACAAACGGACAGAAGAGGACTGTTACCAACATCATCGACTGTGGTAGATCCAAGTTCTAATAAATCGTGGGCACCTACGCTGTCACAGGTAACACTACAATTACAACCTGTTTATTCTAGAGAGTCTGTCAAGAAATTCAATATGAAAGACTTTGTGAACGGTAACCTAAACGGAAACAATGGTTCAGGAATAGGATATATTTAATATGGCAAAATATAGTACAACATCACCTTATTTCGCAACACCTGAAAATAATATAAGTTTAGATTTTCTTGTTGCGAGAGCAATCACAGCCGAACAAGATGATATAGAATATACGATTGATAGAATATATGCATATCGTCCAGACTTGTTGGCATATGACTTATACGGTACTCCTCGACTATGGTGGGTGTTTGCTCAAAGAAATCCAGATTACATCGAAGACCCGATTTATGATTTTGCTCCAGGAGTTACGATTCGATTGCCAAAGTTAAGCAATCTTAAAACTGACCTAGGGTTATAACATGGCTAAGATAACCAAAGGAAAACCTATCACTATAAGGGCGTCTAGGAATTACAATGCCAGAGGGAACGATGGAGAATATTTAGACGTGGAAAGTTTTTTAAAAAATTCCGCAATGGACGGGGTAACACAAAAAATTACATCACTAAACTACAACAAACAATCAGGGCAAGGCACAGAATACGAATTGCCTTCTCCTAACACGTTAAACAAATTTGCAACATACAATTACCTTTTCACTTTGTCTGCTTTATCTTCAAGTGATTTAGAAAATCCCGAAGATATTTTAACAAATTCTCCACATGATGTTATTGCCAGATCTGGTGGAATAGGGGACAAAGAGTCTTTCACGGCATTTAAAACGAGCACACCCGATTCGATTAGAAACATAGATGGAAAAATTACAACAAGAAAATTTAGCGAAAGTGAAACAGAAGGGTTACTAGATAGACTCAGACAGTCGGATAATGTATTAAGAAGGGGACATGATATATTTTTTGAAAGGGTAGTTATAGACAGTACAAATAGGCCAAACGAGCAAAGAAAATTAATGAACTATAATAAAATTGAAATAGAGTTAGTTGAACCCCACGGCATAACACTTTTTGAAAAATTAAAAGCGGCTTCTTGGAATAACGGGTTTCAGGATCATATAGATGCTCCGTACCTGTTGACATTGGAGTTTAAAGGCACAGATGAGTTGGGTAGAGAAATATCTATACCTGATAGCAAAAGAGTAATGCCGATAAAGATCACAAATGCACCCATGACTTTTAACAACGGAGTCACTAGTTACAATTTAACGGCTGTACCGTGGACAGAGTTCGCCATGACCGATAGGTTTTTATATACTAGAAGCACATACACAATAGTGGACAAAATTAAAAACTTTTTTTCAGCCGCACATCCGACGTTACAATCAGCACTGGATCACCTTGCAAATCAATTAACAGTGGCACAGGATGACGAAATAGAAAAACAACTTAGAGCAACAAGAGATGCATATGTTATTAAAATCGATCCACGTGTGGCCAATCCGGAAGATGGTACACCTTTAAAGAACCAAGGAAGTTCTAATTATAATATAAATCAAACAGGTGGATTCAAAGCAACAGTAAGGCCTGGCATGAGTATAGCAAAAATTATTACCGATTTAGTAAAACAGGCCGACTACTATAAAAACATAACAGATCTTGTTTTGAGAAAATGGAAAACCACAACAAATGTCGACACAGGAGATACCGCAGATACAGATTTCATGGTTCCTTGGTTCAAAGTCATTACAAATGTGAGAACATTAAACAATCAATTAGATTCAATAACCAAGATGCATCCAAAAATTATAGAGTTCCACGTGGTACCTTTCAAAGTTCACGTTATGAATTTTGTTATACCTGGAATGAGTTTACCACTGGCAAAATTTGCGAGAGTAAAAAAAGTTTACGACTATGTATTCACAGGCAACAACACAGAAGTTTTAGATTTATCGATAGATTACAAATACGGATATTTTCAAGCAAGACTATCAAATAATTTGCCGGGTGTGGCACAAGATAAAATGAATCTCAGCATAGGTGATAAATTTGCAAGACTGGTGGCTCAGTCTAACACACCGTATCCGGATGGTCTTTTACCCTTGAGAAGTTATCCGTCAATACAATCTTCGGCGAAAGGTTATCAGCGTGACCTCGATGGTTCACCGGTATTGGATGAATACTTTGAATATCTAACAAATCCTAGAGGAGATATGGTAAACGTAAATTTAAAGATAATGGGAGATCCAGCATGGTGTGGACAAGATCATTTTTTACCAGTTAAAAGATTCGGTCTTGATTCTTACGAAATGGTAGGTAGTCTAGGCAATTATGCATGGGACGAAAAAAGACAATGTTTTAATTTTGATCAGGCAGAGGCATTAATGAATCTTAATTTTAGATTTCCAACAGATATCAATGAAATAAAAGGAGTAATGGATTTTGCCAATTTAGAAAATATACAGTTTACCGGATTATATAAAGTGCCTCGTGTTGTCAGTACTTTTGAAAAAGGCCAGTTTACTCAAGAGCTCACTTGCGTTCGTTTAAATAATCAAGGAACGGAGATCAAAGTGCCAACAAAAGCAGAATTAACGGAAGATAAAAAAACTAATAAAAATACAATTGATTACGCCCCGATAGACTTACCAAAAGACGGTGGCAACTACGGAGAGGGAGGCGCATAAAATTATGGCATTCAATCAAGGTGATACTTCTACTCCTAATTTACATATCAATAGTACATCTTATACACAAATAAATCCAGGACCTTACATAGGTATAATAAAATCAAACGATGATCCTTCGCGAATGGGAACTTTAAAAGTGGCTATCCCTTCATTGTCGAACACAAACAACCCTTCAACTGATCAATTATACATTGTAAAATATCTACCTCATTTCTATGGTATAAAAAGTACAAATGGTGTTGATGCTACCGATATAACAAAATATGATTCTTCTCAACATTCTTATGGAATGTGGATGAATCCACCAGACATCGACACAAGGGTAATGGTCATATTTGTTGAAGGAAATGTTTCTGAAGGATATTGGATAGGATGTGTTCCGGAACCTTATATGAACAACATGATTCCGGGTATTGCCGCGGACAAAACTTATGACGAAGTACAAGCAAATGAGTTATCAGGAACTCCTAGCCAGACTGGAGGATTTAATCGTATACGAGACTACGGAACAGATGTGCTTCCCACAGGAGAAGCCAACAGAGGAGACTTTGCATCTGCATCGGCGTTGGGTATAGATAAATTAAAAAAACCAATGCATCCTTTTGCAGATGTTTTAAGGAAACAAGGACTGACACAGGACACCGTCAGGGGAACAACAACATCAACTGTCAGAAGAGAATCGCCTAGCAGTGTGTTTGGTATCAGTACTCCGGGTAGAGTCAATCAGCGATCTAAAGGTAAAAAAACTCCAGTAGGTCCTTCGGACGAAAAACAAATAAAGCAATTGGCAAGAGGACCGGGCCACACTTTTGTCTTAGATGACGGAGACACAGACGGAAACAATCAATTAGTACGATTGAGATCAGCATCAGGTCATCAATTGTTAATGAACGATACGGCAGGCGTGGTATACCTGGCCAATGCCGACGGAAGTGTATGGATGGAATTTTCTAAATCTGGCATGGTCGACATTTATGCTCAATTAGGATATAACATAAGGTCAGGCGGAAACATAAATTTTCACGCAGAGGGCGATATCAATATGTATGCCAACAACAACATCAAGATAAAAGCCAACGAAAAAACAGGTAGGTTATCGCTGGACGCTGATGTGTTAAGGGGGATAGGAAGAAGTGCAGTGCAACTGGATTCAGACGAAGGTATTTTAACTTTGAGAGCCAAACATAGTTTATTGACACAATCAGTACAAGGAAATCAAATACATCAAGCCGCGGGAAGGGTGGATCTAGT